CAGCAGTAAATAAAAACGAATTAAAACAAAGCAATATAAGCAATGTCGTAACCGCCCAAGGGCGGTTTTTTCGTTCCCGCAATTTATTTCCTAATATCACTTCCTAATATCAGATGCTCTTTTTCTGCCCACCGACTACCGGAACTACCACAATCTTGCGGTCGTATGCTGCGGTTTGTTCGACGTTCTTATGCCCGGTGATGGCTCTCTTCTCATAAAGATCACCCTCTAGGTCAGACACACCTTTTGCTTTCAGATCGTGGAAGGTGAAATCAAAAAGCAGCTCAGGGAATTTAATGCGAGCCTCTTCACGCGCAGCACTCCAGCGGCTGTTAAATCCATCGCGCGTATAGCCCGAACCGTTCGGCTGGTGGATGATGAAAATACTGCTCATGCCCGGCTTAAGGTTTAAATCTCCCGCCATGTTAATTACAGCGGTGAGGCGAGGGGACCAGCCTTTAATTTGCGCTACGCTTGTTTTGCTCTGCTTAATCAAAATACCTTCTTCCATGATTTGACTCTTTTTCATGGAAAGCACATCTGCCTGACGAGCACAGCATAAATAAGCCAACTCCATTGCCACCTTCACAATATCCGGCGCACAAGAATACAGTGCCTGATACTCCGCATCCGTGACGTAGCGGTCGCGAGACTCCTCTTTAAATTTCTTCACGCCTTTAGTGGGATTACCCTTCACCATGCCGCGCTCATATCCCCAACGATACATACGGGACATAAACGCTTTCTCACGGTTAGCCTGGACACGGCTTTTCAAGCCTCGCTTGTCCATGTACTTCCTTACGTGCTCAGGCTTGATCGCATCAGAAGGCATGGCACCAAAGACAGATAGAACATTTTTGGAATACTTGAGGTAGTCCTTCTGCGTTTCCCGCGCCAGCTCAAAGAAATCAGCCGATTTAAAGAAACGGTCAGCCAGCGATGCTAAAAGCTTATCATCGGGTATCTCGTTTATCAGCGCTTCATACGCTGCCCATACTTTTGACTGAACGGCGTCGAGACTGCACAGGCGAATTGCACCGCCGTTCTTAGGGTGGAACTCATAGGCAGAACGCCCCCGATAAACTCGCGGGGGCATCCATGCGTCTTCAGTGTTTTTTCTTGTTCGTGCCATTAATCCAGAGCGCCAAAGTTTGGTTCATGGGTTTCCTGCTCAGCTACTTTGCGATGGGTAATCGGATCGTTAAAGTGCTGCCAGGTAGTTCTTGGACGGCCATCACGTCTCACAACGAAGAAGATGCCAGCCTGTTTAAGGCAATGGCATTGCTTTGATGGAATTTTGTAGCCAGTTAATTTCTCGATGTCAGCATCAGAAATTATGTCGTTCTGCATAGCCATGTCTTACCTCCACGCTGGCCTGCTGCAACAGGCGATAACTACCGTGACATGTCACGGCTTAAGTTTGGTTTCGTGCCACCCAAGGCGGCACCAACACGCATCTTCTTTTCTAAAGCAGCAATCCTGCACAGGCAGTGAATCACCGCACTTACCACACTGACGTTTACTCATGGACTTAAAGAGGCTGCGCTTACGAGCATCGTCCTGTCGAATAAGCAGAGAGATGTACTCAGCCAAATCGTAGGGTTCACGACCTGGACGACGAGCGGCGCAGCTGTCAGCCAGCATTGCGAGTTCCTGAGCATCGAGCACCAGTTCAACCTTAGTTTCACCGGCAGCGGCCTGACGTGCCCGCTGCGCTGCTTTGCGTTCTGCTGGTGTAGCCATTACTTAATCTCCGGGTTGGCTTCCAGTGCCTTTTTCAGATTGAGTAAACACTTCAGCTTTACCTTTTTAGCGCCTGCCTCGATTGCTTTCGCGGGTTTACCGAACACCAGGCAAATCAGAAATGCAGGCAACAGGACGGTCCATACATACCGGGTCTTGTTCACGGTGCCTCCGGCGCTGATGAGTCGAAGTGCTCGATGGCTTTTGCCCAAATCTCCTTGATGGTGGTCCAGTCAACAGGAATGCTATTAATCCAGCGACCTTCACCGCTGCAATCATCACAGCCTTCGCCAAAGCGCTCATGGCATACGAGGTTATATTCGAGGTTAAACTCTCCTATGAGTGCAGCCTTTGCGCCGTTCTCAGCAGTTAAAGATCGCGGTACCGCAACGAACCCATCTGGCAACTTGTAACGCTGGCTTACAGGTTGGGCATCAAGCTTCTCAAGCACCCATTTTTCACAAGCATCCATAACCTTCTGGTCAGCAGCGCCAGCGTCAACTAGGCGGTAAGTTATTTCGTGCGCCATCTTTTGGTTATTGTTCATTGGTTGGCTCCTCCAAGGATATTGAATGCTGTTGCTGCCACCCGCGGAACTTGTCCATTTCCAAGGGCTTTAAGTCTGTCCATCCCGAAGGCCACATCATTAGCCACTCGGCGTAGCTTGGGCATACATTCAGGCCAGGCACTTCCTCTCCGCCAGCTTCCAGATGTTGCCACCCAAGATAATCCTCCAGGTTGTACCGGTGCTCTCCCGTCCTGGCTCTGATCCATGCAATCCCATGACTTCCCATGCTCGCCCTTGGGGTAGGCAACAAGCCAGATTCGGTCCCGACTATGGGTCGCTCCGCACTCTGATGCTGAAATACAACACCACTCAGCATCAAACCCCATTTGGGCAAGGTCACCGAGGACCATGGCAAGACCTCTTCCCACAAGCAGAGGTGAGTTCTCCAGCAAGACATGGCCGGGTCGAACCTCACCGATGATTCTTGCCATTTGCTTCCAAAGTCCTGATCGCTCTCCGTCGATTCCAGCGCCTTTGCCGGCACCGGAAATGTCCTGGCAGGGAAAGCCGCCAGAAATGACATCAATAACTCCACGCCATGGGTTTCCGTCAAAGCTGCACACATCAGACCAAATCGGGAAAGCTCTGAGTGCTCCATCGTTTTGTCGTTGCGCCAGAATTTGTGCGGCGTAGGCATCACGCTCAACGGCGCAAACTGTTCGCCATCCAAGGAGGTGCCCGCCGAGTATTCCGCCGCCAGCGCCTGCGAAAAGAGCCAGCTCATTCATTGACCCTCCACGCGCTTAAACTCGATCACCCACACCCACGGGTTAGCCTGCCAGCTTTCCTCTCCGTAGATGGATTGCCATAGTTTGCTGTAAGCTGTAATTGGATAGCGCGACCACTCATGCCATGGCCAACCGCAATCATCGGTTCCAGGTAATCCGTCACGATCAGGGATGCCATATTTATATGTGCTCCCGTCTTTGCTTATTTCTGACAAACCTTCAGCTATAGCGTCATGCTCATTGATACTATTCAACCGCTCCACACGAACGCCGGTAATCTCCAGCGTTATGCGGGAAGCCCAGCGCGGCATGTGGATGGATGGGCGCGAACGCCAGAAATCTTCACGTGTGCGTTGTGTGGGCCTTTTGACACCATCAGCTGGATAAAGCACCTGTTTGTCACTGACGAAATAAGAATCTTCAGGGTCGTATCCCCCACCTTCCCAGTGGCCGTGCTCGAAAAAGTTCTCACGCACCCACAGGCGATAACCTACTGCACCGAACGGGCATTTAATCGGACGCTCACTGCCTGATTTATCAAACGACCCTTCATTAAAGGTGTGCATTGGCATCCATGAGCCATCAGCCTGCTGGTGGAGTTCAAACTGAGTGTCAGCTGTGCGCATACTTGGCACGATAACCCGGCGCGTCTGCGTCTTCCTGCCTTCCAGAACTGCACGAACCATTTCGCTGTTAAAGATGATTGGGCGCTCTTTCATGACTTAGCCTCCTTGATGTCAGCCCGCAGATGCAGTTCAGTGCCGTCAGAAAGTTTGAATACCTTGACGTCATCACTGTTCATAAGGTGGATTGCGGCGGCATAAAGCACTTGGCCTGTCACATCTTCTTTATTGCCAACAAACTGACGTGAATCAGGAGCAGCACCTTTTACAGCCTTGCTGCGCCCGGCAAAAATGACATTGGTAAGAGGGCTTACGCCGATGGTTAACGGGTTTGCCATCATTCACCTTCCTTAGCAGAATCGGCGGTGAATGATGGCTTAATGAATTCACTAACAACACCGCTGCCTTCATCAGGATAATCGGCAGTTGCTATGTTAAGACCGTAAGTTTTTGTGCCATCACCATGGTCTATCTCTCCAACCCACAGGATTCCATCAGTAAATTCTCCGAACACATGATCGCCATCGCCACAGTGGAAACAGATAGCTTCCATCGCATTGGCTGGTAGGCACATTTGCTGCGGAACCAGCGCATAACCTTCAGGTATGACATCCGCTCGTAGCGAGTTGAGGAAGTCATCAGTGGCTGGCATGTTACCTGTTGCGCTCATTGCCGCCAGAATGGCGCGGACACCATCCGAACCAACCTCTTCGCAAATAGCATCAGTGTTGGAACCAACCACATCGCAGAACACCTGGACCGCTTTGCGAGCAACCGTGCTTTCCACTGCCATCGCCTTGTTACATGCATCCATTACATCAAGGCGATTCGCAAGTTCGGTGACCATCTTTGCGATCACGATGATTGGCGTGTCCATGCTCATAGCAGCAGCGAATGCGTGACCAGCTTTCACCAGCTCTTTGTTTGATTGTTGGTTAGTCATGCTGGTTGTCCTTCAGGTTCTGCTCACGAAGGTGAAGCCGTTCAGCGATTCTCTGCACTAACAGAGGGTTCTTTTCGACACGCCCGCCGCAATACCAGCCTTTTAGGGTCTGGTTGTAGGGCAGGGTGATATTGCCGACACGGATGTCGTCGTTAGGCTTTTCCATTTCAGCGCTCCTTCTCGTAATAGATGTCGTCCGCATCCGTTGAGTCGAGCAACAAGAAACTGCCACCGTAATAAAGTGCTCCAACCAACTTTTCGAATTTGGTTCGGAATTGAACTGGCTTCTTACCGAGTACATCGCTGTATTCCAGCTTTCCGTTATGAAGGGAATAAACAGGAAATCCATCATGCTCAGCATGTGAACTCTTTCTGTTTTCATCGCGTTCACTTTTACGATAAAAGCCAAGATAGGTTTCGCACTGGTAAGCACGATCCTTTGCTTTGCTGACCGAAAATCGACTCAATGAACTAGAAGGCTCTTCTTTCTCAAAGCCTATGTAGAAGAAACCATCACGGTCATCTTCAATGACTACCTCAGGACGTTCCCAGCCGTCCTCTGCCGCTTCATCTTGATATTGTTCGCAGTAAGCTGACCAGAGGACAGATGCTTTTATGTACTTAGGCGTTTGGTCTTCTTTAACGAATTGATAGACCAGTGACTGCATTTGAGTGACTAAATTTTCAGAAATAGCATTTGCCTCCCATTGCTCTGCCATTTCTCGGGCAAGCAGGAGGTTATAGCGAGGCAGGTCAACCATTTCGCTAATGTTGGAGGGTAGCGCAGACTCCAAAGCCTTTTGCACGCTGTCAGGAAATTTCCCCCACTTGAAAGTGTCCTTTATTGCCTTTTCATAGAGGCTTTTAACATGCTCTTTGACCATGCTGTTAAATTCATCAGACTCCTCAAAGGCGGCACAATGTTTTGAAATTGCTACGGCCAAGCTGTTTGCGATATTTCCTTCGTTGCTCATGACGTACTCCACGCTGTTTTTAAGTTGCACGAATCCTTGCCGTTGATGGCAATAAATCACTGAGGGATTCATAAAATTGGCTGACAGGTTCTGCAAAACCTGTAGCCGGGTAACTCCACGCTCTGAAAGGTATTGCGGTGCCGGGTGCCTCCCGGTGCTCAGGCCGAACTGACAAGGTCCAGAGCGGTGACTTTAGACTTGAAGCACCAACTGACCGCATGAAAGTTGGTATCAGTTCACCGCGAGCGCATAGACGCATTCACCACAATGGTTGAGAGCGCTGCCTGAGAAGGATAATTGCGTCAGGTGCACTAACCGCAACCATCAACACTCTCACCATTGTGTGCTCGTCTTTCCGAGCCGTCAGTCGTCTACTTCCGAACTGTCACTGCCGTCGAGAGTGCTGGCATCTCACCGTTTTTACAGTTGGACGTCTGCCTGAGCTTTTTAAGCCATCGGCGGGCTGTTGTGTTCACAGGCCTATGCGATTCCCCGCTGTTCCATGGGTTCTTGTAGGCCATATTGGCACTCGGTGCCGAACTGTTCCGCATTACCTGAATCTCCACAACGAAAAGAGCACTACCGCGTTTTGCCGCCCCATCCTGGCTCTTGGTACTGCAACGGCTGCGAAATAGATTTTTCATGCCAGCGCTCTTTTCGTTGTGTGCCGGGCTTCCACCGACTCCCATCTGTTTTTTAAGTCACTCAGATATCGTCTGGCCTTGCTAGTCTTTCCCAGCTGTTACTGTATGAGTGTGCACACAGACACTGACCGATTACGGATGGATCAACCCTCCGGTTGTAGTGGCCGGCACTGATTTCCGGTATTCCGTTGGCGCTTAGCAGGGAACCAACGGCACAACTCGCTTCGCTTCACGTCCACGTGCCACGTATCAGCCTACGCATTCACCACAACGTTGAGAGCACTTAGCGCTCTAATGGCGCGCCAGAGTACGCCCACCAAATGCTCTCAACGTTGTGAAAAAGGAGCGGTTACTCCGGTCGAACCTTATCTTCACACTCCTGAAGGGTGAAAGCCCCGGAGCAACCGCCTAAGTGAATCAATATCTCTACACAGCTTTTCACAACACACGGCATCTATCCGATGGGTTAAATATACTTTCGAGTATATTGCGTGTAAATACTCAAAGGTAAATTAATTGTACTTTTGAGTATATGAGGTTGGTTTTTATGAGATTAAATTTTTTGACGGTGGGGTATAGGTAATAAAAAACCCGGCGCGGTGGCCGGGTTAGGGTAGGAATCATCAAATCTATGGCAGGTTGGTAACCTTGGCATCAACAACAACACCAATGATCCGGCAGTTGCCATTGATTTCTGTCATCGGATACTGCGGGTTTAGTGGCTTGAGGAACTTTCGCCCTGCATCGATTACAAGCTTTTTGAATGTTGCCTCATTCTCACTATCGAGCTTTGCCACAACAAGCTTTCCATTCCTGGCCTCAACTTCAGGGTCGATCAGGATAGCCATTCCCTCTGGAATGCTTAGCCCGGCAGGAGCTGTCATTGAATCACCCTTCACATCAAGCCAGAACGCGCTTTCAGAGCAATCAACAGTTGTTTCATACCAGCGATCAATGCTTTTGCGGTGATAAGGTTCTACAGCTTCCATCCATTGTCCTGCGCTAACCCAGCTGATCACTGGGAAACTTCCCTTTGGTTCATTCAAGCCTGCAAATGAGACATTCGATTCTGATTTTTTTGCTAATCCATCCATCCAGCCCCGACTGAGCTTTAAGGCATCCTCAATCTGTCGCGCTGACTGCTCACCAATATTTCGTTTATTGGCCTTGCCAGAAGGGTAAAGCATGCGAGAAACGACAGTCGCGTCGAGTCCTGCCGCCTCAGCAAATTTCCTTTGTGTCTCATATCCATCAACCAACTCCTGCAGCTTTTGTCTGCGGATTTCGAAGATGTCGTTATTGGCTTCGATTTTCATACCCGAATCATACGAAAATTACTCACAGGTAAATGACTCTCAGGTATTGAATAAAATATACTTACGGGTATACTCATTTAATCAACCACAGGAGGCTTCATGGAAACGTTAAGAGCGTATCTAAACGGCCTTGCGTTGGGTAAACAACGAGACTTCGCTGCCAGTTGCGAAACCTCTCTTGAGTACCTGCGCAAAGCAATCAGTAAAGGCCAAAAGCTTGGCCCGGCGTTATCGGTTCTTATTGAAATTAACTCAGCAGGTGCTGTCAGCAGGAAGAATCTTCACCCGGAAGACTGGATGAAAATTTGGCCTGAATTGAATTCTAAAGCCACCGCAGCATAGCGGTAACTACAACAGGGAATTAGAAATGGTAGACACCATCAACATAGCAATCCGCCTGATGTGCAAAGCACACCCACAGGGTCGTTTGGGCATGGCTTCTGACATGGGCATGACCATCGATCAGTTCCATAACCATCTGTACCGCAAGTGCGGCAGTCGCTTTTTCACCATGGATGAGCTGCAGCAAATGGAAGACCTGTCTAATAGCAATCACCTGGCTGAGTACTTCGCTAACCGCCGCGGCTTAACGCTGGTGGACATTGCTTCAGTGCAGAACGTGGACAAGGTGGACTTGTTCGACATCGAGATGCGCTCAAACGCAGCAGCTGGCCAACTGGCAATTGCCAAGCAGGAAGCAGCAGCTGATGGCGTCATCGACAAGCAGGAACTTAAAAAACTCTCTGGTTTGTTCCAGCAAAAGATGCGTCACCAGATGCACGGCTTCTTTGGATTCCTGGCTTTGTATGGCGCAAGCGTCTCAGAACACAACGTGGATATGTTCATGGCTAACCGCAAGGTGGAAGTAGCCGGGATGCAGGTCCAGTCAGCGGAGGTATGAAGTGATTTTATCAAGTGAGGTTGAACGCCCCGGATTGCAGCCGAGGCGTTCGGCATCGTCAAATCGTCCAGCGTGGAGAAACAACGATATGTCAAGCATAAAGCATACAAGACCAGTCTTGCAATTCCGTTGTCGCGTGGAGGTTAGCGGCATTCGGTATGAGCAAATCATACCTGGCGCTGGTGGGGTGAACAACTACCACTCAGTGGATCATCTGGTAGTGGGCACTGCATGGAATGACTTTTACCGTAAACCGGAGGCCGAGCAATGCGCACCGTTGACCGATGGTTCACTGACAGACGAGGCATTCCCGTCCGTGTTATCCGCTGGGAGCCAGAATCCAGCAGGGTTATCTACCTTCGGACCGGTTATGAACATGGTGAGTGCTTCTGTCCTCTCATCCAGTTCCAGCGCGACTTTCGGGGAATAGAGGCACCGCATGAGTTTACTTCTGAAGGTGAAACCACTGGTAGTTAGCCCTGTGCTGGCCTGCCGTATCGGTCTCAATGAAGCGATTGTGCTTCAGCAGATTTGCTACTGGCTGGAGGACACCACATCAGGCGTCGAGCATGAAGGCCGCCGCTGGGTATACAACACCATTGAAGACTGGAATGAGCAATTTCCATGGTGGTCATCAGACACGGTTAGGCGCGCTCTGACCTCTCTTAAAAAGAGCGGACTTATCTACGTTGAGCAACTTAAAAAGAAGCAGCATGACCGCACTAATTTTTACGCAATTAACCACGCAAACCCACTGTTGACCGATGAGGGCAATTTGCACTCATCGAAGGATGCAAGTTGCACTCTTCGAACAGGGCAAGTTGCACCAATCGAAAAGGGCAATCTGCTCTCGTCGATGGGGGCAAATTGCACCGATCTTACAGAGAATACAACAGAGAATACTACAGAGATTACAACTAAAGACCTTTGTCCGGTTTCTGCGAAACCCGACGCTGAACAGGATGAATTCAAGGTTCTTGAGCATCTGAATCGTGCAGCAGGCCTGCGATTCCAGAAGTCTCGCTCATCACTTGGCCCAATCCGTGGACGCCTGGCTGAAGATTTCACGGCTGATGAGCTGATCCTCGCTGTTGATTACACCATCGCCAAGTGGTCTGACGATGCCAAGATGCGCGACTACGTGCGCCCGGAAACGATTTTCCGTCAGGGCAAGTTCCCCGCGTACCTCGGCTCAGCTCAGGCATGGGAGCGCGCTGGCCGCCCGCCATGCGTCAAAGGCAAGTGGCAGCGCGACACCACGCAGGTGGCGAGCATGGATTACCAGATTCCAGAAGGATTCAAGGGGGGTTAACCATGAACACACAGTCCTTAATCATCATTCATCTGATGAATCACCCTGAACAGACGCCAGCGCAAATCGCAGCAGCCATTGGTCGAACTGCCAACACAGTGAAAACCGTACTCCCTGCAATGGTTGCTGTTGGTGATGTCTGGCGAGATGCCGAGGCTAAGTACTCCACCGCAGAAGCAGCTGGCATTGGTGATGAACAGTATCTGTCACTTTGTGATGTGGCTTACCGACTGCAGGAACGCTGCCTGTGGAACAGAGCCGCTAATGTCTGGCATGAAGCTCAGAAATGCACGGTAAAGCCCGGACTTCGTGAGAAGGCCAGAATCAAAGGGATGGTATGTGTCGAAATGGCGCGCCTAAAAGACCCAAGACCAGAGGCTGACCCACTTCTTGGAAGGAGTTACAGCCGATGAAAGTGATTAAAGCGCATTTCTTGCGCAACTCAGAATTCTACATCGGCGCGCGAATTTCGATTCTGGCGACCATCAGTTTGACTATTTATCTGGCGTGGGAGTTTCACAAAGCATGAGCAATTTAAATCAGGTCTATAAAAACAAAGACAACAGCAACACCGATATCACCGTTCGCAAAACCCATCTACTGGGTGTTGATGAGCTTTATATCGAACCGGGCTACAACGTCCGCGACATCGATCAGACCCACGTCGAAGAATTCCGGGATGCGTTCATTGCCGGTGAGCACGTTCCACCTCTGACCGTTCAGGTGACAGAGCAGGGCGTGAAGATTATCGACGGTCACCACCGCTGGCATGGCGCGAAGCTGGCACAAGCAGCAGGCTACGATATCCGTCTGGAGTGCAAAGATTTCGTTGGTAGCGAAGCAGACCGCATCGCTTTCATGGTAACCAGCAGTCAGGGCCGGGCACTAGAGCCACTGGAACGCGCCGTTGCATATCAGCGCCTGATTAATCAGGGCTGGGAGCCTGCCGAAATTGCCAAGAAGGTTAAGCGTTCTACAGCTGATGTGGATCATCACCTTCAGTTGCTGACCGCTGGCGATGGGTTAATCGCAATGGTTAAGTCTGGTGAAGTCGCGGCATCAACCGCAGTTGCCATGGTTCGTGAGCACGGAGCGAAAGCTGAGACTGTTGCCAAAACTCAACTGCAGAAGGCTAAAGCCAGCGGCAAGAAGAAACTCACCCTGAATGATGCGATGCCGCAGTTCAGCGCCGCCAAGATGCGTGAGTTGCTTGAACTGGTTGCAAAACACTGTGAGGTGGATTTCGCCGAAGAGACATTCGCGATCACCCTGGACTTCTCCAGCGACTTCGAAGCGCTTAAGGCTATGCAGATTATCAAAGAAGCCCGTGAGCACTTTGCATCAGAAGCTAAATCTGACGATATCGCCATTCATGAAACCCATTTACCGCTGAGCCGTGAGGGCATTCAGGAGCAAAGCGGGATTGAAGTGCTGGCCTGTGCAGTTGCCGCGTTCGGCGACAAATCGAGCTACACACATACCGAATCGAAATACGCTCACACCTGGGCTGCCGATAGCGTTGCCAATCCTGAGTTTCTGGTAATCCCTGCTGAGACAGTTGATAAAGCCGTTTCATTCATCACCAAGCATGCTGCCCGCGTTGAGATTACTGGCTGGGTTTCGGAGAAGTATCAGGGCGACCCACAACTCGATGACGTAATCGAGCGATTCGCGGACGTCCTGTCAGAAACCGATATGCCGCTCGATTTGGTTCTGGCACTGTTGGACAACATCGATATCGAATGTGGTTACAACATCCGAGAACTGCGCAAAGAAGTCAGCAACCGCCTATCCCGCGTTGCAGTTCCTGACAGTGAGGAGACTGAATGAAATTAACTCTGCCATTCCCTCCATCCGTAAACACTTACTGGAGAAATACCAGTAAGGGAGTATTAATCAGCGCCTCCGGGCGCTCTTTCCGATCCAACGCTATTGGCGACATCATGCAGCAACTTAGGCGCGCACCTAAGCCGATAACAGTGGACGTAGAGGTATCGATAATCCTGTACCCTCCATCCCGCCAGTCACGCGACCTTGATAACTACCTGAAGGCGCTATTCGACAGCATGACACACGCCGGAATTTGGCTGGATGACAAGCAGGTGAAGAGATTCACTGTAGAGTGGGGCGAAGTCGTCAAAGGCGGAAAGTCAGAAGTGACGATCAGTGAATATCAGGCGGTGGCCGCATGAGGGCTATTCTCACTCCAGACGTTGCGAACAACACCGGCATTGTTCTGTTGAAGCCGGGACGCAATCTTATGCCGATGTTCCGGGAGCGCGTTCTTGTCTGCACAATCCCCCGTGACATGTCACACCTCCCATCGGGCTTAATAAACGACAGCAGCCAGCCATTACTGGATGAGCCAACGCTTAAATCATTCTTCTCTGACCCCAAGGTGATCAATGCCGCTGGTGGATGGGAAATACATGATGCGTGGGTTCAAAGAATTGGCTGCTGCCAGTATCAGGAAAAAGATTCTTATCACCACCACGATTACAATACCCTGCGGACCGATTCCGGCTCACTTTGCCTGTGTTATGCCTGTGACAATTACTGTCACTCAAACGGCCTACCTGGTATCCTGGAAGCGGTCGCGGCTGGGAACCTTGCGCGGTGGGTAATTGAGTCAGCATGCATCCAGATGGGGTTAGGAGCGGACCATCAGATGACGTTGCCAGAACTGTGCTGGTGGGCCTGTCTGAATGGCGTGATTGACCTGATACCAGAGACACATGCCCGTACCGTTCTGCGTCTGCCAAAGTCACTGCCCGAAACCGGGCCAATACCAGAAGCTTTTATCAAACCGGAACCCTCGGCGCAGGAGGTGATTCAGGAAGTGGCAGAGGTGGTTAAGCAGGTGCTGACCATCGGTATCGACCCCGAATCACCACAGTCATACATGGCGCGACCAAAGCGCCTGCGCTGGATTAACGAGAAGTACACGCGGTGGGTCAAGACGCAGCCATGCGCCTGTTGCGGAAAGCCAGCAGACGACCCGCATCACATAATCGGACACGGACAAGGGGGAATGGGAACGAAGGCGCATGATTTATTTGTGATACCGCTTTGCAGGGCGCATCACGATGAACTGCACCGGGACATGAGGGCATTTGAAGAAAAATACGGCAGTCAGTTAGAGCTGCTGGTCAGGTTCCTCGATCACTCGATTGCAGTCGGCGTGGTGGGGTAAAGTTAAAGCGTGGAGGAAATTTTATGCGTGACATGTCACAGGTATTAGAACGGTGGGCAGGATGGGCCCGTTCGGATGGAAGCGGCGTCGATTACTCACCAATAGCGGCAGGATTTAAAGGCTTGCTACCACAGGATTCAAAAATGACTCTTTCCTGTACCGATGATGACGGTTTAGTTATCGAATCATGCTTAGCCAAACTCCGCAGTCGACGCCCTGATGAGCATGAGTTAATTGTGCTTCATTATTTTTACAGGATTTCCAAACGCAAGCTTGCTCAACGCGCCAAATGCGATGAGAAGATGATACGTATACAAGTTCAAATGGCTGAAGGATTTTTGGACGGGTGTTTATCATGGTTAGATGTTGAATTAGAATTTGAGTGATATATAAGCGAGGTGGTTAGTCCACCTCTTTATTTGCCTTTTCGAGGATTTCTTTTCTTTTCTTAAGCTCTTCAGACCTGTGTATTAATTTGCTTTTGAATTCCTGTGCCTCATCCATTATGGATTTTATATAGAAAAATGAACACAAGGATGATGTTATAAGGGCGCCTGATAATGAGATGAAGTAAATATAGTTTTCGCTTGAATTAGGGATAGCATAAAACCCTATTGCTACAATCATTGCAGATATCAAATAGTATGTGGCAAGAATAGATAACCTTCTTGTTTTAATTCTTATAATAGGTTTGAGCCTTCTTAACTCATCGCTGCTTAATGATGTGTGTTCATTAGCCTCTGGAACCTTAAAGAGAGCTTGGACACAGTACCCTGATGGAAATAGAAGTAGTGTGAGAAGCACCCATGGCGTAGGAGCCTTGGAGAAATTGATATTTAATGATAGGTAGTAGAAGGCCCAAAAACCGGACAAGAAGGCCAAGAAAAAAAGAAATAGAAATTTCTTAAAACTCATCTTGACCTCCTTTGTGTTTTATTTGCTTTCAATTTCACCTGAGCCAATCTTACCGATTAACCATTTATGCATTCGCAAATATAAATCATTTTCATCAATTAGTCCATTGTTATATTGGACGCTAATGCTTCCTGATAGCTTTAAATCACTACCTTTAATTATCCCGCCACCTTGCAATTCAATTTCTATATCATCGCTTTCAGTATGTCTTAAGCTAGATGCCAACGTATCCATTACACGTTGACCATCATTAGTTGTTTTTCTGAAGTATGTTATTTCAAGATTGACTTGTAAATTAGACTCATCCAATGAATCCTCGAGCCTCAAATTGCTAAACCACTCTTCACCGAACGCAGCTTTAAGAATGCTTCCGCCTTTACCCGTTGGCATAAATCTAACTTTTCTTACTTTCTCTACTTTATTACCAACCTCTGTTTTTACAGGAAGATTAGGTGAATTCATCATTGTTATTTCACCTTTGTCATTCTGGGTTTTAACAGGAACACTACCGAGCGTGATCCTCTTAACTGGAGCCTCGTCCATTTTCCTGATTACTTCAGCAGAAGGCTTATCGCGTAAGAGTAGAGCACTTGAGCTATTAAAAGAATCGCTAAAGCTATGAATTAGCCAACCAAGGTGCGTTTCTAAATCACGTGCTCTAAGGGAGCTTGATTGAACAATCACCATATGATTGCCAAGAACTCCGAAGTAGAGTATTGAATCAATAAACTCTCGCTTAACTTTAACTTTTTCTTCTTCAGTTGGAGTTTCGTCACCTTCAAGCTTTATCTGCTCAGATGTGATGGCGTTTATGTCGTAAAAGTCGACATCATCACTGATCGTCATCAATGCTTGACTCTTTCCTTGTTCGAAAAGAACTAATTGTCCAAATAAAATTGTTTTAAAAGTGTTGCTTCGATTAACTAATCTAAATCCGCTCTGGCTATCAGAAGGGCTAATTTGTTCCCTACGCATGCCTACTTTTGAAGCTGTTCCATCCTCTAAAAGTATTGATTCGAGGATCGATTGGAGGTCCGAAGAGCAGTTAGAAAGCCCTGCCAACTTGTAATGGATAGACTTTTGACGACTAGATTTAATCATTTGAAATCCTTTGTTCACGCCTAAATTGAAAATTTATTGAATTTTCAATTGGTTATAATCTGTTGGTTGTGTCTATTTTATAAATCTGTAAAATTTTTTTAACGATATAGGAAAAAGTCTAAAAAATCACTATCGCGGTCCGCAAAATCATGTGTACTGTGATAAGAGTGGTTAACACGCAGTTCTGCTTATCATCGAGAATCAGTTGCATAAATCGTGAGTGACTCAAGCGCCCGAAGCCTTACCAGCTTCCGGGCGTTTTTTATTTGTGCCATTAGCTCAACGGATAGAGCATCGGAGTTCTAATCCGCTGGTTCGGGGTTCGAATCCCCGATGGCGCGCCAAATCTCAAAATTACGCAGTTTTGCGATTGCGTGAGTTCAGCTTAACCCTGTGCTCGACGGGGCAAGAAACTATCGCGTAATGCGTCAGGGTTTTATTTACAGAGGGTCGCCATAGAGCGGCCTTCTTTCGTTTTTGCGCCCGCCAATCAATTCAAACTTCCCCTTTCACGCTGTGGCGGCGCGCAATTTTTAATTGTGACTACAGACAGCACCGACCGTAACTACGGAGGTGATCGTGAGTATCAACCATATGAGCAAACTAGCATCAGGAGCGGCATACGGCGCGGCTGGTTCAGCTGTGGCAAATGGAGTTTTATCGCGACTGAGCCCGGATGAATGGAGTGCGGTAGGTGTAATAGCCGGTATCGTGCTTGCGCTGATGACGTTTGCCATCAACGCCTATTTCAAGCGCAAAGTTTCACTGGCTCAGATAAGGGCATTAGAACAGCGCGGCTACATCCCAACCGATAAGCTTGGCGAGGAATAACTATGGCTATGTCTGCCAGCTTGCGTAACAAGCTAATTGCAGCGGCAGGTGGTGGGTCAATGCTCATCGCCTCGTTGTTTATCGGTGGTAAAGACGGTGTCGAAGGTCGTGTGTATGAGCCTTATAAAGATGTCGCTGGTGTCTGGACTGTTTGTGACGGACATACTGGCAACGACATTGTGAAAGGCCGCAAGTACACCGACCGCGAATGCGAACGCCTGATGTGGAATGACCTTCAGCCAGTTAAGAAAGCAGTGGATGGTCTGGTGAAGGTTCCACTGGGTGAATATCAGCGCGCCGCGCTCTACAGCTTCACCTATAACGTTGGCACTTCGGCGTTCTCCAAATCAACTCTTCTCAAAAAGCTTAATGCTGGCGATGTGACCGGAGCGTGTGAAGAGATGCGCCGATGGGTATATGCAGGCGGCATGAAGTGGAGAGGATTGCAGAACCGCCGAGATATGGAGCGATCACTTTGCCTTGCGGAAGGTGCTAATGACCTCTAAGGCAAAGGCAATTACCGTTTTCATCGTGGTATGCCTGATCGCTATCGTTTCCGCATCCTCATTAGCGCTTTATTACCGTGGCAATGCCATCGACTACAAAGCGCAGAGAGACACGGCCACAGGCGAGCTAAAGCTGGCGAACGAAACAATCGACGATATGAAGGTGCGTCAGCGTGATGTTGCAGCGCTCGATGCCAAATACACGAAGGAATTAGCAGATGCTAAAGCCAGTCTTGAAGCTCTTCAGCAGTGTGTTAATTCTGGCAAGTGTGGGCTGCGCCTCAACGCAAAATGCCCAACGGGTGACACCACCGGCACCGCCAGCGTGGATGATGCAGCCAGCCCCCGACTTACTGACTCCGCTCAACGGGATTATTTCACCCTCAGAGAGCGAATCGAAATCGCCGGAAAGCAAATAGCCGGATTGCAGCAGTACATCAACGAACAGTGTAAATAACCATTGAACCCGGAGTAATAAATGCCTTCACCGATTATGAAGTATTTTGCATATGAACATCTGCCAGAAAAGTTGCAGGAAGTAAGTAAGCCAATTGGTGACCTTGCCCGCCAAATGGATGAAAGCCTTCCTGATGGCGCTGAGAAATCTGCAGGGCTGCGTAAGCTTCTCGAAGCAAAAGACGCCCTGGTACGTGCCAAGTTGGGCTGAGTGATCATCACAGGGTGCATTTTCGAGTGCATCCGATGATGGAAACTGGAGGTCATATGCGCATAACAGTTTTAGATGATGATCCTGGCATCAGGATTAACCCTGGAATTGAGCGTTATCGCATCACGATTGATGGCGAAGAAGTTAATCGCTGCCTGTCTGCTGATGATGTTGCTGGTGAGGTAATAGAAGTTTCGACTGATGCGGATGGGAACATCGAAATTGAATACGGCGAGGTCAAGACTCGCACGCGTAATGGTGTAGTTACCATTGAGCGAATCTAATCCAGATTATCAGTCAAGAAGTGCTTCACTAGGATTAATCTGAGCGCTAATGTATATCCTCTTTGAAAAAGGAGTTTTACATGGCTATCCATAATGTTTTAAAGACTATATATATCAACAATGACCACGATGAATTTCTTCGTTATGAAATCGTTGGCGATGAGAATGATGATGTTTCCTACGCAATGGCTTTCGTGGAAGTAAAGGTTGAGCATGAAGGGTTTAGTTTTTCCGTCTGGAGTAAACTAGATAACATAACTCTCGACCATTTATCTCCTAAAAGAACTGGATTCCAAACTGAAGTTCGTACTGCGCCATATCCAGGTAAAACTATCTCTTCAGCCATTGATGAGTGCAAAAAGCATCGAGCTCGTTGGAGTCGGTAGCATAAGCCACCTGCGGGTGGCTTTTTATTTTGTGCTGAAAAATGCATTCACTGAGTTCAATTTTCAGCATAAACATAATGAATCATCGGCTGGTGGTCTCACCATGGCCGAGGGTTATATCTATCTAGCCAGCAGGAAATTCTGAATGGAAGTTGTGATTGATGGTGTTCGATACGCGCCAGTGACAAACCGCGCTTCAAATATCGGTATTGCTATCAGCACCCACAACCGCCATGAAGTTTTATCCAAATCACTCGATCACCACCTTAAACACCTGCCAGCCGGTGCGCTGGTGGTTGTGATTGATGACGGGTCATCTAAACCGGTGACAGTACCTGATGGTGTGAAATTAATTCGCTGTGACATGTCACGCGGCATTGTGGCAGCGAAGAATTCCAGCCTTGAGGCTCTGATTGATGCCGGGTGTGAGCATCTGTTTCTGTGGGACGATGACGCATGGCCTGTTGCTGGTGGCTGGGAACGACCATACATCGAATCACCTGAACCACATCTCGCGTATCAGTTTCAGGACTTCGCCACCGGGCAGAAGCTTAACGATATTGCGGTACTTTACCGGGACTACAAACACGTTGCGTATACAGGCCAGCGCGGTGTGATGCTGTATTACCACCGCAGTGCGATTGAGAGTGTTGGCGGTTTCGATCCCATCTATCAGCGCGGCATGTATGAGCACTCCGATTTAGCGATGCGCATTCACAATGCTGGGTTAACCAGTTGGGCATTCGCTGATGTGCTTGGGTCTGACAAGTTGATTTACTCGCTTGATGAGCATCAGGCTGTTGATCGTTCGGTACCTAAACCAGACCGGGAAGCGCAGGTTAAGCACAACGTCACCATCCACAACAAGCGCCGGGATGAAGGTTACACCGGATACGCGGAGTACCGGCAGCAGCGTAACGTGGTGATTACCGCACTACTAACCAGTCAGCCAGACCCGCAACGCGGCAGCAAAATGACTGCATCACCTGACCCGCTGGCTAAGTGGTCGGCATCTCTGCGTGGTTGTGGTCGCATAGTTCTGGCCGATGAGTTAGAGACAGCACCACCTGACGCCGAACTTTTCCGCGTTCCTGATGTGAAGATGAATGTCTACTTCCGGCGCTGGTTGCATATCTGGCAGCACCTACGCGATCACCCTGAATATAACTTCGTCTGGTGCACTGATGGCACTGACGTCGAGATGTTGCGCGAGCCGTGGCATGTGATGGAGCAGGGCAAGATATACGTTGGATCTGAGCCAAAGACTTACGCTGATGCGTGGGCAAAGCAGAATCACCCTGAAGCTATCTATCAGTCGTTTCTCTCTGACCATCAGCATGATGTGATGTTGAACGCCGGGTTACTCGGTGGTTCACGCGCTGACGTGATGGCGATCGCGCATGGCATCGTGCGCATCTACTACCAGATTGAATCCTTGCGCTTCTGGGGCAAAGAGAAGGCCGCTGTTGCCGTTGGCGATATGATCGCTTTCGGCATTGTGGCGCATCGATATGCTGAAAGGCTGGTGACTGGGCCACATATTCACACGGTTTTCAAAACAGATGGTGTTGGTAAGGAGTGCGCTCTTTGGAAGCACAAATAAAGTTCGCCATTGTTGCGCACGCGTCTCGATTCGATATGGCAGCGTCTCTTGCTGAAGCTCTACCGAACTATCAAATCTTTGTTGATCACGAATCAAAGGGTGCTAATGCCAACCACTTGCGCGCACTACGCTGGGCATCCACTCAGGATTGCCGGGTGGTTATCATGGAAGATGATGCGCTGCCGGTGCCAGACTTCGCCAGTAAGGTGACTCAATGGTTGGAGCGGTTCCCCGATGACCTGTGTTCTTTCTATCTCGGCACAGGCCGTCCGCCTCAGTATCAGATGGAAATAGTATCAAAGTTGATATCCGCTGATGTCCGACACGCCGACTACATCACGATCAACCGCCTCATTCACGGTGTGTGCTACAGCGTGCCACAGTCAAAACTGCAACATGTTATCAACCGATGGAACCACGGCTCGCCTGCTGATTATGCAGTTGGTGATGCATGTGGTGGTGCGGTGGTGTACCCATGCTACTCACTCGTTGACCATGCAGATGTGGCAACGGTTGAGCGTCACCCCGACAACACACCACGCACTGAGCGCCGTAAGGCGTGGAGACTTGATGCCACAAAGAATCCCGAGAGCATGCCGTAAGCAAGGCTGCGGAAAGACAACAACAGACCGTTCTGGTTACTGTGCCGATCACCTTAACGAAGGGTGGCAGCAGCATCAGAACGGACTCAGCAGGCATCAGCGCGGTTATGGTAGTGACTGGGACGTGAGGCGAGCTCGCATACTCAAGCGAGACAAGCACCTCTGTCAGGAGTGCAAGCGCAATGGCCGCGCTACTGCTGCAAAGACAGTCGACCATATCAAACCTAAGGCACATGGGGGTACCGATGACGATTCGAACCTTGAAGCCCTGTGCTGGCCGTGTCACAAGAGCAAAACCGCACGCGAACGACTCAAATGATAGTCATTATCAATTGGCGGGGAGGGCGGGTCAAAAGTTCAGGCTTCAAGCCTGTAGGACCGCCGCCTAACCTTTTTTCACACCGCCGCAGGTTAGAAAACTTTTTTTTGGGGTTACCCCACCAAGCATTAATAGGAGTTTTCGATTATGCCAGGACCACCGAAAACCCCGACACATCTGGCTTTGGTGAAGGGGAACCCATCAAAACGCGCATTAAATAAAAATGAGCCAAAACCCCCGTCAGGGGTGCCCCCAATTCCCAAGCATTTTGATAAGCAGGGGAAGTACTGGTTTAAACGCATCGCCGATGAACTGGATGCGATTGGGGTTATCACCCAGCTTGACGCGCGAGCGCTTGAGTTGCTGGTCGAGGCTTACACTGAGTACCGTCATCACTGCGACACGCTGGACCGGGAGGGCTACACCTACGCCGTTTTCAGCGAAGAAGAGCCGGATGAAGGGAAAGAAAGAGAGATCAGGATGATCAAACCTCACCCCGCAGCAGTGATGAAAGCTGATGCGTGGAAACGCATTCGGGCAATGCTCGGTGAATTTGGCATGACGCCCGCCAGCCGTACCAAGGTTGGTGCCAAAGGCGCAGCTGAAGTCGACCCTCTGGATGAATTTCTTAAAAAGCGCAAATGATGAATGGCAACTGTTCAGGCTGGTATTCAGTACGCAGAAAGCGTGCTGGCTGGCGAGATCGTTGCTGGCGAACTGGTGCGCCTGGCGTGTCAGCGATTCCTCAATGATTTAGAGCAAGGGCCGGAACGCGGTATCTACTTCAGTGAGGACCGCGCTCAGCACATTCTCGACTTCTATAATTTCGTTCCGCACGTTAAGGGTGCTCTGGCTGGCAAGCCGATTGAGTTGATGCCCTGGCACATCTTCATCCTGATAAACCTTTTTGGGTTCACCATCCCGCTTATTGATGAGATGAGTGGCGATCAGGTGCTGGATGAAGATGGCGATCCGGTGATGGTTCGCCGGTTTCGCACTGCCTATAACGAAGTGGCGCGTAAAAACGCCAAATCAACTGTTTCATCTGGAATCGGTCTGTATATGACCGGGGCTGATGGTGAGGGTGGTGCAGAGGTTTATTCAGCGGCCACTACGCGAGATCAGGCAAGAATCGTTTTCGATGATGCCAAGAACATGATCAAGAAAGCGCCCCGCACGTTAGGGCGTCTCTTTGGTCATGTGAAGCTGAACATTCATCAGGAACGGACAGCATCAAAATTTGAGCCGCTTTCCAGTGACGCTAATAACCTGGACGGCCTGAATATCCATTGCGGAATAGTTGATGAGCTGCACGCTCACCGTACACGTGATGTTTGGGATGTACTTGAGACTGCTACTGGTGCGCGACTTCAGTCTCTGCTGTTTGCTATCACCACGGCGGGAACCAACAAAGAAGGTATCTGCTTTGAGCAGCGCGATTACGCTATCAAGGTGTTACGCGGTGTAGTGGACGATGACACTTATTTTGCTGTCATTTACACCCTGGATGAAGAAGACGACCCCTTTGATGAAGCGAACTGGCCTAAAGCTAATCCGGGCCTTGGCGTCTGCAAGCGCTGGGATGACATGCGCCGCCTTGCCAAAAAGGCAAAAGAGCAGGTTGCTGCGCGTCCTAACTTCTTCACCAAACACCTCAACATATGGGTCACCGCTGAAAGCGCGTGGATGGATATGGATCGCTGGGCGAAGATGCCGGGCATTGCATCTGAAGCTGAGCGTAAGAAATGGCCGATGTGGGTGGGCGTTGACTTAGCCAACAAAATTGATATCTGCGCCGCCGTGAAAACATGGCGTGACCCGTCAGGCGAAACCCACTCTCAACCACGCTTCTGGTTACCTGAAGGCAGGCTTGAAACGGCACCGGCGCACATTGCTGAGCTCTACAGAAAGTGGTCAGCAGCCGGGTATCTGGAGTTAACCGATGGCGATGTTATCGATCACGCGATGATCAAAGCTGACATCGTCGAGTGGGTGAAAGGGGAGAATATTAAAGAAATCGCCTTCGACCCATGGAGTGCGGTTCAGTTCAGCCTGGCGCTGGCAGAGGAAGGGTTACCCATGGTGGAAGTGGCACAGACAGTCAAAAACCTCTCAGAATCAATGAAGTCAGTTCAGGCTGAGATTTACGGCAATAAATTCCACCATGATGAAAACCCCGTAATGACGTGGATGCTTTCAAACGTCACCGTTAAGCCAGACAAAAACGACAACATATTCCCTAACAAGTCTACGCCTGAAAACAAAATTGACGGGCCGGTTGCGTTGTTTACAGCAAAGAGCCGAATGCTGGTCAATGGCGGTAATGATGGTCAGGACCTGACCGGATTCTTTGCAAACCCAATAATGATAGGTGTCTGATGAAAGCGAATAAACAGCCCGGCAAAGTGAAAAGCGCCTTGCTGAACTGGTTGGGCGTACCAATCGGACTGACGACGGGTACTTTCTGGCAAGAATGGATGGGCATGAGTAGCAGCGGCAAGGTGGTTTCGGCTGATAAAGCGATTCGGCTTTCAGCTGTATGGGCATGCGTTCGCTTATTAAGTGAATCAGTATCAACGCTACCGCTCAAAATTTATGAACGGCAGGCAGATGGTTCGCGTAAGCCTGCGACACAACACCCGGCTTATCAGGTGCTTTGTCGTCGCCCCAACCTTGAAATGACGCCATCGCGATTCATGCTGATGCTGGTTGCAAGCATATGCCTTCGCGGTAATGGATTTGTAGAAAAGAAGATGATCGGCAACAAGCTGATTTCTCTGGTACCGCTTCTGCCGCAGAACATGGTCGTCAAGCGGCTTGATAACGGAACGCTGCAGTACACGTATACCGAGTCGAATTCTCAACGCGTCATCCCCACCAAGAACATAATGCACATTCGCGGATTTGGTCTTGATGGCGTCTGCGGCATGATGCCCATGATGACGGGTCGTGATGTTATTGGTGCGGCGATGGCAGTTGAAGAGTCAGCCGCGAAGATATTTGAAAATGGCCTCCAGAGTTCCGGATTTCTTTCAGCGGAATCAGCGCTTAATGACGAGCAGCGCGAGCGCCTGAGAACTTATATGCAGGTTTTCACCGGCTCTCGCAACGCCGGTAAGATCATGGTGCTTGAGGGGGGGCTCAAATACCAGAACGTCACCATGAACCCTGAAGCGGCTCAGATGCTGGAGTCTCGCGCTTTCAGTATTGAGGAAATCTGTCGCTGGTTCCGTGTGCCACCTTTCATGGTGGGACATGCAGATAAACAAAGCAGCTGGGCATCGAGTGTGGAGGGCATGAATCTCCAGTTTCTGACCAATACACTGAGGCCTTTACTGGTCAACATTGAGCAGGAAATATCTCGCTGTCTTCTGGATGGCGATGAAGACTTGTTTGCAGAGTTCTCTGTTGAAGGCCTCCTTCGCGCTGACAGCGCAGGTCGATCAGCCTATTACACCACGGCGCTGCAGAATGGCTGGATGTCACGTAATGACGTCCGACGCCTTGAAAATATGCCGCCGATTCAAGGTGGCGATTTGTATACCGTTCAGCTGAACCTGACGCCGCTGGAGGACTTGAAGCAAAACAGCCAGGCAGCACAGGCCGCCAACCTTCTTAAAGTTCATAACTACGTTTTCCCAGATATTCCTTTCGAACAATCACCGCTGAAGAAAGCGGCTTAGGAGTTATTCACATGACACTGAAAAGCCTTCCGGCAGCTCCGGCGGGGCGGCCTTCTGCGCTCTCAAAAAGAGACCTGCCGTCAGCCACAATGGAACGCTGGAACGGCGGCATCAAGGCCGCTAAGCCCGATGAAAACAGTATCTCTGTATTCGATGTGATTGGCTCTGACTACTGGGGTGATGGAGTGACAGCCAGCCGGATTGCTGGCGCGCTTCGTTCCATGAACGGTGCAGAAGTGACCGTAAACATCAACTCACCTGGCGGCGACATGTTTGAAGGGCTCGCCATCTATAACCTTCTGCGTGAATACGAAGGCAAGGTAACGGTGAAGGTTCTTGGGCTGGCGGCATCTGCGGCTTCAATCATCGCGATGGCGGGTGATGAAGTCCAGATTGGACGGGGTGCTTTTCTGATGATCCACAACTGCTGGGTCTATGCGATGGGCAATCGTCACGACCTTGAGCAAATTGCTGCTGACATGGAGCCTTTCGATAAAGCGATGGGTGATATCTACTCCCACCGCTCAGGCCTCAGTGCTTCCGATGTCGCACAGATGATGGACAGCGAAACATATATCGGGGGCAGTGATGCGGTTGAAAAAGGTTTTGCGGACAGACTGCTTTCAGCTGACGAAATTTCTGATGATGACGACAGCCCGGAAGCCGCGCTTCGCAAGCTGGATGCTCTGCTGGCTAAAACCGATACCCCGCGCTCTGAGCGTCGAAAACTTCTTAAAGCTTTATCAGGCAGCACGCCGGGCGCTGCTGCCAATCCCGAGGGTACGCCGAGCGCTACCGATGATGTAACCCCTGAAAACCTCAAACAACTCCATGACGCCCTGGCGGCGTTCGGCAAATAAGGATGTACCATGTCTGAAGTAAACGAAATTCTCAAAAAAGTAACAGCAAGCATTGAAGAGGCTAATGGAAAGTTCAGTGCCAAAGCCGAAGAGGCTCTGAAAGAGGCGCGTAAGTCAGGCACTCTTTCAGAAGAAACTAAGGCGGCTGTGGATAAGATGGCGTCTGAGTTTAACGCGCTGCGTGAAGCGGAGAAAACGCTGAAGGCTGCATTGGGTGATCTGGAGCAGCATGTAGCAAGCATGCCGCTGAACAACGCCAAGAAAACAGTTGAGACCGTTGGTCAGATTGTTATCAGCAATGAAGCGCTGAAAGCGTTTGCTGCAAGTGTAGAAGGTGGCAAGCGTATTAGTGTCCCGGTTAATGCTGCCTTGCTTTCAAGTGATGTTGCCGATGGCGTTGTTGAGCCCCAGCGTCTTCCGGGAATTGATACTGCACCCAAGCAGCGTCTGTTCATCCGTGACCTGATCGCTCCGGGCCGCACAACTTCACCTGCTATTTTCTGGGTGCAGCAGACTGGTTTCACCAATGCGGCAAAAGTTGTTGCTGAAGGCACTACCAAGCCTTACAGCGATATCGAATTTGCCACCAAGATCACTCCAGTGACAACCATCGCTCACCTGTTCAAAGCGTCCAAACAGATTCTGGATGACTTTGCACAGCTTCAATCTACCGTTGATGCTGAAATGCGCTACGGCCTGAAGTATGTCGAAGAGCAGGAGATTTTGTTTGGTGATGGCACTGGTGTTCATCTGCATGGCATCGTTCCGCAGGCTACCGCGTTCGATCCGGCATTCTCAGTGGCCCAGCAGAACGGCATTGATGATTTGCGCCTCGCTATGCTTCAGGCTCAACTGGCTCGCTTCCCGGCCTCTGGCCACGTTCTTCACTTTATCGACTGGGCCCAGATTGAGCTGACCAAAGACACGCTGGGCCGCTATATCCTGGCGAACCCATCCGCGTTGACCGGTCCTACCTTATGGGGCCTGCCGGTTGTCGCGACTGAAGCGGCACAGTTCCGCGGCAAGTTCCTGACCGGCGCATTCAACGCAGCCGCTCAACTGTTTGACCGTGAAGATGCCAACGTGGTTATCTCCACCGAGAACACCGACGACTTTGAGAAGAACATGATCTCAATTCGTTGTGAAGAGCGTCTGGCACTGGCAGTGAAGCGCCCTGAAGCATTCATCTACGGCAACTTCACCGTTGCTGAAAGCGGTTCTTAATCCTTAGCGGCCTTCGGGCCGCTTTTTTAATGGTGTTAGCAATGGCGATGATTGAGCTGGCAACTGTCAGAGAGCACTGCCGTATCGATGAAGATGACACCAGTGAAGATAATTTGCTGAGCATCTACACCGGTGCAGCTAAGCGTTACGTTGAAACGTGGACTCGCAGAAAGCTATACGTAACAAACGCCGACCCCGGTTTCGATACCGATGAAGACCGTCTGCTACTGGATGATGACGTGCGCACGGCAATGCTTCTTTTGATTGGTCACTGGTATGCAAACCGTGAGGCAGTGAACATCGGGAACATAACCAGCGAGATTCCGTTGGCAGTAGATGCTCTATTGCAACCACACCGAATTTACGGTGTGTAAGGTGGATTCATGCAGGCTGGCAGACTACGTCACAAAGTAACAATCCAAAATTTCACCACTACACGATTGCCATCAGGCCAGCCGCAGAGCGAGTGGGTTGATGGTATGACGGTGTGGGCTGAAGTAAAAGGTATCAGTAGCAGAGAGCTCATGACATCTGGTGTAGAGAAGCCAGAGGCTACGATCAGGGTCTGGATTCGCTACAGAACTGATGTTACAGCTGCATCAAGGCTTAAGTGTGTTACTGGACCCTTCAAGGGAAAAATTCTTGATGTAACCGGAGAACCCATCCCGGACGCAAAGGCCACTCAGCTGGAAATTCTCTGTAAGCAGGGGGTTAAGACGTGATCGACACCAAACTTGATTTCTCTGGCCTGCTGGATATCTCCAGTGACCTGGATGCATTGAGTAAAGCTGAAAATGGCCGGGTTCTGCGTAATGCAACCCGTTCGGCGGCTTCGGTAATTAAAGATGAGGCCGTCCGAAGGGCTCCTAAACGCACAGGGAAGTTGGCGAAAAACATCGTCGTGCTCACTCAGCGTACGAGGAACGGCGACATTTCATCAGGCGTTCACATTCGTGGTCGCAATCCTCGCACAGGCAACAGCGACAACAAGATGAAGACCAAAGACTCACGCAACGCCTTTTACTGGAGATTTGTGGAGCTTGGCACGTCTAATATGGCCGCTGTGCCGTTTATCCGGCCAGCCTATGACGCGAGGCAGGAAGAGGCGGTGAAAGTGGCATTTGATACGGCTAACAGGGCCATAGATGAGGCGCTGACGAAATGACAGAGTCCTCCATTTTTGCTCTCATCGGCGGTCTGGCTGGTGGTCAAGTGTACCCCTACGTCGCGCCGTTAAATGCTCAGGGTGATCCAGCCATCACTGCACCATGGATAGTGTTCACTGTGGTCAGTGAGGTGTTTGGCGACACCCTTTGCGGCCCAGCGGAAGAAAATGGCGCACTGCAAGTCGATGTATACGCGTCAAGCACTGATGATGCCCGTTCTTTGCGTGAAGCAGTGGCTGTGGCACTGACCCCGCTGAATTTTACCCAGCTCAATAAAACTAACGGTTACGAATCCGAAACCGGACTTTTCCGGGCGACTCTGGAAGTCCAGAGCATGCAGTAATCGCTCACCACATACCATCACAGCCACCGCAAGGTGGTTTTTTTCGCCTGGAGAAAACATGACCAGTAAATATGAAAAAACGCAGGGGATGACCATTGGCGTTTCATCCGCACCAGTAACCGCGGATGAGTTCGCTGCCAGCGGCTTCCCAACCGGTATCACCTTCCTTGATGCGCAATGTGCGACTAAAGAAGTCACTTATACCGGCGGGCAGAAGAGTGATATCGACGTCACCACGCTGTGCTCTGAAGAGCAGGAGCAGACCAATGGTCTCGCAGCGCCAGCGGAAATGGCTTTGACCCGTAACTGGGTTGGAGATGAAGAAGCTCGCCAGGCTTTGCAACAGGCTTACGACAACGATGAACTTCGCGTTCTCAAAGTCGTTTTCCCTTCGGGTAATGGTTACTACTCGCTGATCGAGGTTCGCCAGAGTTCATGGTCTGCTGGCACCTCTGCTGTGGTTGCATCGACTTACTCGCTTCGTGTTCGTGGTAAGCCAAAACCTATCGTGGCATCAGGCTCATAAGCGGATTAAGCCGCTTTTCTTTCACTGAGTGGCTTATGGCCACTCTTTTTTTACAGACCAAAGAGATCATGAAATGTCGTCAACAAATCAAACCAAAGCATCACCGGCTTCACTTCGCGATCTGGCGCTTGCTGTATCGTCCGGATTTCGTTCGAAAATAATCCCTGTGCCAGAGTGGAGCGGCGCAAAGGTCATGCTCCGTGAGCCATCAGGTGAGGCATGGGTTAAATTCCGTGAAATCATGACTCCACCTGAAGCGGTTGAAGGTCAGGAACCACAAAAACTGACCATGCAGGAAGAGTATCTTCGTAATAAACGCGCTGACGTGGTCATGTTCATTGATGTTCTGCTGGATGAAAGTGGCAATCGTGTGTTTAGTGAAGAAGACGAGCAGACCGTTTCGGATATCTATGGCCCGGTGCATTCCCGCCTTTTGAGTCAGGCCATTGGCCTTGGCATGTCGCAGGAAACCGCAGAGGCAAAGTAAAGGAGCCGCTGACTTTCTTCCTGATGTCTCTGGCGCTTCGTATGGGGCGCACTCTTCATGAACTCTGCAAAACCCTTACCGCCAGCGAACTAAAAATGTGGATTGCATTCGACAACGTCAGCCCGATTGGTGACTGGCGCGGTGATGTTCAGTCTGCGCAGGTATCAACCGCGATTCTGAATGCGCAGGGAGCCAAAGCATCTATCAACGAGATGATGCTGAAGTGGGGGCAGTCAGAAGAAGACGAAGAAATCAGCGGCCTTGAAGAGTGGATGGGTAGACTATAACTCATGAATTCTGTTGTCATTATTTTCTAAAATAACTATACAATTTAGGATTATTTCAACATGGTTATCATGGAGAATGGAGATGGATAGTGTAGGGTTTGTCTGGTTTATGATAGGTGCAGTTGTTGGTGTGGTTATCTGGTTCTTCATTAATAGGGCGAGTGTTAGAGCGAATAGACAAATAGAATTGCTGGAATCAATTGATCGACAGTTGTCACTAATTACTGGTCAAGAAAGTAATGATGGTGAGAGAGAAAATTCCAGGAAAGAAAATAGTTCAGCACAGAGGCACTTAGAAGAGGCCAGAAAGAAAGCAGGACTGTAATTATCAATAACATCAACAGCCTCGGCCTTGCCGGGGTTTTTTTATGGGATGAATATGGCAACGCTGCGTGAACTCATTATTAAAATCTCCGCGAACTCCAGTTCATTTCAGTCTGAGATTTCGCGCGCCTCCCGCATGGGATCAGATTACTACAAAACCATGGAGCAGGGCGGAAAGAAGGCAGCCGCTGCAACCCGTGAAACGCAGCGATCACTCTCAGACCTTAATTCCGAACTGGCAACGGTTAAGTCATCCGCTGCTGGTCTGGCTGGGGCATGGGCAGGTGCTTTTGCCACCCATCAGCTGATTGAGTTTGCTGATACCTGGAATCAGATGAATGGCCGGCTAAAGCTGGCTTCTACCTCAACTGATGACTTTGCCACGGCGCAACGTACGCTCATGGAAATCAGTCAGCGCACCGGGACGTCACTTGAGGCTAATTCAACGCTTTACAGCCGTATCGCTCAGTCACTTCGCGCAGCGGGTTATGCATCATCTGACGTGGCGAAAGTTACCGAAACAGTTGCAACTTCACTGAAGCTTTCGGGTTCCAGCACTGAAGAGGCCAGCTCGGTAATTACCCAGCTTAGTCAGGCGCTGGGCTCTGGTGTTTTGCGCGGTGAAGAGTTCAACGCCATCATGGAAAACGGCGGGCGTCTGGCTAAGTTGCTTGCTGACGGTCTGGGTGTGACCGTTGGCGGACTTCGCAACATGGCAAATAATGGCGAACTAACCACAGATAAAATCGTTCCTCTGCTGACTAACGTTGAGGTTTTACGCAAAGAGTTCGAAAGTCTGCCAGCTTCGGTGAGCGGATCGGCGCAGAAGGTGCAAAACGCCTTTCTTGCGTGGGTCGGTGGTGCTGACAGTGCCGCAGGAGCATCTTCCTCGCTGGCCGGTGTTTTGGATGGTCTTGCCAACAATATTGATAACGTAGCAAATACAGCTGGTGTTCTGGTTGGCATCGGTCTAGCTCGTTATTTCGGCAATATGGTTGGCAGTGTTGCCCAGTCTACAGCAGCTGTTGTGTCCAATACTGCTGCTGAAGTAGCGCTTGCACAGGCTCAGGTTCGCGGCGCTCAAGTCAGTGTGGCCGCAGCACGCCAGACTCTTTATCGAGCACAACAGGCTAAAACCGCTGCCGTTTCGATTGAAGCGCAGATTGTCGCTGAGCGTAATCTTGCAACTGCTCAGTCCAGCCTTAATAACGCAATTTCTGGCAGAGCATCAGCCATCAATAACCTGACCAATACTGCTTCAGTAATGTCCCGCCTGGGTGGTGGTGTGCTGGGCATACTTGGTGGTTGGCCGGGGGTGATCATCGGCGCTGGTGCTGCTATGTACGGGCTGTATCAGAATACTCAGCAAGTGCATAAAGAGGCAGTCAGCTTCGCCAATAATCTGGAGGAAATTAACTCTAAACTTCAGCAAATGTCTGTGTTGGGCCTTAAATCGACTGCTGCCGATGCCCGCACATCCTTGCAGGCCCAGAAAAAAGACCTTGCTGACATTGATGCTCAGATTGCGAAGGTAAAGGACAGTCAAGCCGGACTTGCAAGAATTCAGGAGAGCTATAACAAGTCTCCTACGATGACGCGCATCAATACGTTCATGGACCAGGCCGATATTAATGAGAAAAATATCGCGCTTACAGATCAGCTTAACAAACTGGAGTATGACCGTGAGAAAGCGGCGGCAAAGGTTGCTGCAACCCAGAAACTGGTAAATGAGGCAACCGATCTTGCTACCCAGAAAGCTATCGAACAGGCCGGAGCAATCTCCATTCTGAACGGTGCATACAAACTTCTTAATCAGACAATGGCAGTGACACCTACTGCTACACCAAAGTTTGTCTTACCTGTTGTACCAATTTCCAGCGCCACACCTCAACAGCAAACCGCACTTGAGAGGCTCGCCGTGACAATGAAATGTCCAGCCTCAGCGGTCTGGAAAAGTTACACGTACAGCACCAGTATGAAGCGGATGACCTGAAGCTTACAGGTGCGCTGTATACCCAGTACGTTTACAACAAGGATCAAGCTGCGAAGAAAGACGCGGCGGCGGCGCAGGCCAAGAAGGATGGAACTGCAGCGACCAATGCCCAGAACAAGGCAGAGCGGGAAGCGGCTACCACCGCTGAAAACTACGCCCGAAAAATGGCTGACCTCAGCGTTGCAATTGAGGTGCAAAAGGTTCGGGCCACTGAGGGTGAGAAGGCGTCAGAACTCTATGCGGCATCTCATCAGGCTGGCACGAAATGGACCGAAGAGCAGCGCAAGGCTATCCGCGAAAACTCTGCTGAGCTGGCTATCTGGACGCAACGTGCTGAAGCAAACGTGAAGAAGCAGCGCGATCAGGCTGAGGCGCTGAAGGATTTAACTGAGGCGGCGCGTAAATTCAGGGATGACGCCACGCTCACAACCAACACGGCCGGACTGAGCGATCGCCAGCGCAGCCGCTATGACGAAACCCAGCAGGTAAACCGTGTATTCGATAAAACGGATAAAGGCACAGCTGCAATGGCCGAGCGTCAGCGCGCTCTTGATGCGCTGGAGAAGAAATATCAGGCGATAGAGGCAACTGAGCAAAACTGGCTGTCAGGTGTTGGTAAGGGCTGGAACAACTGGCTCGATGAGATGAGCAATGTCTCAGGTACTGTTGCTGATGGAATGAAAACCACGTTAGACAGCGCCTTAACCAATGTCACTTCTATGCTTGAAGGCAACAAAGTTAGCTGGAAATCATGGGGCCTGTCCATCCTTCAAATTATCGAAAAGGTCGCCATTCAAATGGCCGTTGTCAGTGCAATGGGTGGTGGTTCGTCCTCTTCTGGCATATTTGGAACTATCGCATCAGGTATTGCTGGTTACTTTGGTGGTGGCGCGGCGACATCTACTCCTGCAGCGGGTAATGGTGCTATGGGGTTTGGGACCAGCTACACATCATGGGTAGCTAACGCCAAAGGCGGCGTTTACGACTCGCCATCTCTCAGCGCCTACAGCAACAGCATCGTAAGTTCTCCAACCATGTTTGCATTTGCCAAGGGCGCTGGCCTGATGGGTGAGGCTGGCCCGGAAGCGATCATGCCTCTGACCCGCTCAGCTGATGGCTCTCTTGGTGTTCGTGCGGTTGGTGGCTCTAGCAGCACTCAGTCAACCGGTGCACCACAGGTTTACATCACTATTGACGGCAACGGTAACACCAATACGCAATCATCTTCAGGGTGGGAGCAGTTCGGCTCCGAAATTGGAAAGTTTGTGGATCAGCGTTATCAGCTAATGAAGATGCGAGATATCCGTCCGGGTGGTGATATCTGGAACATGGCTAAAGGCAGGTAACAATGGCGATTGAAGTTTTCACCTGGTGCCCACGCATCAATGCCGAGGCTGACATCAAATTTAATACCCGAAAGGTGCAGTTTGGTGATGGTTATACGCAGGTGGCGGGGAATGGTTTGAATACCCGCAGCCAGGAATGGAGCCTCAGCTTTACCGGCACCGAGGCTTACATCAAAGCTATAAAAGATTTTCTTGACGCGCACGAAGGTACTAAGGCGTTTCAATGGCAGCCACCGCTGGAGGATATCGGACTCTTTCGTTGCGATACCTACAAAACAACTCCGTTGGGCAACAAGAAATACAACCTTGATGCAACTTTTGAACAGGCGTTTAAACCATGAGTCTGAATAGCGATTATCAGAAGCTTGAACCCGGCAACGCAGTCAGGCTCTTTGAGGTAGATGGTTCCGCGTTCGATCTGCCAGATGTCTTGCGCTTCCATGCCTACAACATTCCCCATCCAGAGGCAGAAATTCTTGCTGCTGGGGGCGATGAAACCAAACTTCCGGCCAAATCTATCTGGTGGCAGGGGCAGGAATACAAAGCATGGCCATGCCAGATAACCGGAATGGAGACGTCGACCACCGGCAGCAGTGCACAGCCTAAGTTGACCGTTGCCAACCTGGACGGGGCAATCACCGCGCTGTGCCTCGCCTATGACGATATGCTCCAGGCCAAAGTATCGATTCATGACACGCTGGCGAAGTATCTGGATGCGAAAAACTTCACGGGTGGTAACGCCTCAGCCGATCCGACACAGGAAAAGCTGAAGGCGTTCTACATCGACAGTAAGAGCATTGAAACCAAAACGCAGGTCGAATTCACGCTCAGCAGCCCGATGGACTTGCAGGGTCTGATGATACCTACACGCCAGCTTCACTCCCTGTGCACATGGTGCATTCGAGGAAAATATCGCACTGGCGATGGATGCGATTATGCGGGCACACGCTACTTCGACAAGTTTAACAACCCGGTGGATGATCCCTCTCTTGATGAGTGCAGCGCTACACTTACGGGCTGCAAATTGCGATTTGGTGAAGATGAAGAGATTTCATTTGGGGGCTTCCCTGGCACCTCGTTAATCCGGAGCTAACATGCGTCAGAAGACTATTGATGCGCTTCTGTCACATGCAGAGGCTGAATACCCACGCGAGTGCTGCGGTGTGGTGGCACAGAAAAGCCGCGTTGAACGTTATTTCCCCTGCCGTAATCTGGCTCCTGAACCAACAGAGCAGTTTCACCTTTCACCGGAAGATTATGCCGCTGCGGAAGAGTGGGGCACGGTGATCGCTATTGCGCACAGTCACCCGGATGCAACGACAAGGCCAAGCCCGCTGGATGAGGCGATGTGTGATTCTAGTGGCGTACCCTGGCACATCGTGAGCTGGCCTGAAGGTGATCTGCGTACAATCCAGCCGCGCGATGAATTACCGCTGATAGGCCGCTCGTTCGTGCTGGGGCATACCGATTGCTGGGGGCTGGTCATGAGCTACTTCCGGCAACAGCACGGCATAGAACTGGCCGATTTTCGCGTGGATTATCCATGGTGGGAAGACCAGTACCCGGATAATCTTTATCAGGATAACTGGCAGTATGCCGGGTTTGTTGAGGTATCGGGAGCACCACAGTCGGGTGACGTGATCCTGATGCAGGTGCAGGCGAACAAGTGGAATCATGCCGGGGTGATGCTGGAGGGGAACATGATGCTGCACCATCTTTATGGACGTGTGAGCAATCGCACCCCTTACGGTGGATACTGGCAGGATCGAACGATGAAAATCGTCAGACACACTCTTTGAACTGAAATCCCCCCAAAAAAATAATAACTACTTGAACTATTCTCTCATAGAAAGTATGTAATGATTTGGTAATAGCAAAAATATAAAGGTTATATAATGGATAAGCATAAAAACGGGAAATACCTGAGAGTTAATGCCATACACAACAATGCGGAGTTCAATCTTTGCGTAGTGAAAGGTAGGTCACCCGATCACCTTCCAAGTAACAAACTAGAAAGTGATAAAATGCATTTTGGACTTGCACGCTCTAAAAAAGAATTTGATGAAAACCTTATTGAAATGCTCAATGAGGTTTCTAATGGAGTGGAGGCTATAATTCTTTGTACTACAGATATTGTATATGAATACGGTTTCACAAGGGTAAAAGAATACGAGAAAAAGTCGTGAGGTCGTATGTGAAAAAGATAATTGTTGCGTCTGCCTTAATGTTTATATCGGCATGTTCTTCAAATCCATTTGAAAAAACCGATACTATTTATGATTCTCATTTGCTGAATAAAAATCAAAATACTACCCACATACGTGTACATCGAGTTAGCCAAATTACCGGATCAGCTCTTGGTAGTGATTGCCCATTAGTACTGAAAGTTGACGAAGTTGAAACAGTAGGGCTTCAGCAAAACCAGTATGTTGATCTCTACCTTTCCAGCGGGGATCATATCCTTTCTATCAGATTCAAGTGCGCCTTAACAGCGTGGCGTAAGTCTATTAATCTGACAGCTAATGGCAAATACCAAGAGTACTCTGCTGAGAGTGGAAGTGCAGGTCAGTATCGAATGCTGAGAATTAAATAATAACAGGTCGCCTCGGCGGCCTTTTTTTATGAGGTTTTTTATGATCGAAATGATGACTGAGATTCACTTGGGTGGAGTCCTAGGAGGCACTTTCGGAAGAGTGCACCATCGCTTAATCAGTAAAGTGCATGAGGCAACGATAGCCTTATCTGCGACCATTGATGGATTCGGCGCTTATATGCGTTCAAGTAAGAAGCGCGGATTGACTTACGCCGTATTCCGAGGGAAACAAAACCTAGGGGTGGATGACCTTGGCTTTCCAGTCACGAAGGAAGTCATAAAAATTATGCCTGTCATTATTGGAAGCAAAAAAGCTGGTCTGCTCCAAACCGTATTGGGCGCTGTCCTTGTGGTTGTAGGTGTTGTTGTTGGTGTAATGACATCTTGGACGGGTGTAGGTGGCGTAATTGGTAGTGCCATGGTCAGCGCAGGTATTGGTTTAATGGCTGGTGGTGTGATTCAAATGCTATCACCACAACCTGCTGGACTAGCAAGCAAGCAGGACGCAGACAATCAGGCGTCATATGCATTTGGTAGCCCAACCAACACAGCCGCGCAGGGCTATCCAGTTCCTCTTCTTTACGGTCAGCGCCGTATAGGTGGCGCAATCATCTCTGCCGGAATTTACGTCGAAGATCAGCAGTAAACACATCTAATTATCACCACCATTCGGGACGCTAAGGCGTCCTTTTTTTATGGGCGCAATATGGCTACAGCTACCGCTATAAAAGGCCGCAAGGGCGGCTCATCTGAATCACGTACTCCAACGGAACAGCCGGACGATCTCCAGTCAGTAGCTAAAGCAAAGATTCTTCTCGCTCTTGGTGAAGGTGAGTTCTACGGGGGCCTGACCGCAAAACAGATATTCCTTGATGGTACCGCTATCGAGAACGCCGATGGCTCTCAAAACTTCAGTGGGGTGGCATGGGAGTTTCGTTCTGGAACCCAGGCGCAGAGCTACATTCAGGGTATTCCGGGTACTGAAAACGAAATCGCTGTTGGCACTGATGTAACCATCACTACAGCATGGATTCACACCTTCACTAACACTCAACTGTCAGCCATCCGCTTGCGCCTTAAGTGGCCAGCACTTTTCAAGCAGGAAGATGACGGTGATCTGGTCGGATACAGCATCAACTATGCCATTGACCTGCAAACCGATGGTGGATCATGGGTCACCGTGCTCTCCACAGCGGTTACTGGCAAAACCACTACCGGCTATGAGCGCAGCCATCGTATCGACTTACCACAGGCTGGCAGCACATGGACTGTTCGTGTTCGCAAATTAACTGCTGAAGCTAACAGCGCCAAAATTGGCGACACAATGACGCTGCAGAGCTACACAGAGGTTATTGACGCCAAGTTGCGCTACCCGAACACCGCACTGCTATACATCGAATTTGATTCGAGCCAGTTTAACGGCAGCATTCCACAGATCACCTGTGAGCCGAAGGGACGCGTTATCCGCGTGCCGGATAATTATGACCCGGCAACACGTAGCTACACCGGGACCTGGCTAGGTACCTTTAAATGGGCGTGGACAGACAACCCGGCGTGGATTTTCTATGACATCGTGGTTTCAGATCGTTTCGGACTTGGTGACCGACTGACTGTAGCCAACATCGACAAATGGACTCTGTATCAGGTTGCTCAGTACTGCGATCAGATGGTACCGGATGGGAAGGGTGGCAGCGGTACGGAACCGCGTTACAAATGTGACGTGTACGTGCAGACCCGAAATGACGCTTACACGGTCATGCGTGACTTTGCGGCTATCTTCCGTGGCATGACTTACTGGGGCGGTGACCAGATTGTTGCCCTGGCTGATATGCCCCGCGACGTGGATTACAACTTCACTAATGCCAACGTTGTTGACGGTGAGTTTGCCTACTCAAGCAGCACGACCAAAACCCGATATACCTCGGCGCTGGTTTCCTATTCCGATCCTGACAATGGTTATGCCGATGCCATGGAGCCGGTATTCGAAAAAGACCTGGTGTCCCGTTACAAAACATTCAACCAGCTGGAAGTTACTGCGATTGGTTGTACCCGCCAGTCAGAGGCAAACCGCAAAGGGCGATGGGGTATTCTGACTAACAACAAAGACCGCGTGGTTGTTTTTTCAGTGGGCCTTGATGGTGATATTCCTATGCCGGGTTATATCATCGCAATTGCCGATGAGTATCTCTCAGGACGTGTTGCCGGTGGCCGTATCAGTTCCGTAAATGCACGCGCCATCACTCTCGATCGTGCTCCTGATGCCAAAGTGGGTGATCGTCTTCAGGTTAATCTGCCCAGTGGAATTTCTCAGGCACGAACAATACAGAGCCTGAATGGGAATATTGCCACTGTAACGACCGCGTACTCTGAAACGCCAGAGGCTGAATGTGTCTGGGTGGTTGAGTCATCAGAGCTATATGCCCAGCAGTATCGCGTTACCACAGTGACCGAAAATGATGATGGCACTTACGCCATTACCGGCACTGCCCACGACCCGGATAAATATCCGCGGATTGATACTGGTGCTGTTATCGACCAGCGCCCAATCAGTGTTATTCCTCCCGGCAATCAGGCAGCGCCGACCAATGTGGTTATCGACTCTTACTCTGTGGTGAATCAGGGTATCAGCTTGGAGACGATGCGGGTCCACTGGGATGACATGCAGAACGCCATTGCTTACGAGGCTCAGTGGCGTCGTAATGATGGCAACTGGATTAGTGTTGCGCGTAGCTCCACCACTTCGTTTGAGGTACCGAGTATTTATGCTGGCCGCTATCTGGCTCGCGTTCGCGCCATTAACGCAGCTGAAATTTCTTCTGGCTGGGGCTATTCGCAGGAAATAACTCTGACGGGTAAAGTGGGCAATCCACCGAAGCCAGTAGGATTCACTGCTTCTGAAGATGTGGTGTTTGGTGTTGAGCTTAACTGGGGTTTCCCGGCTAACACGTCGGATACCCTGAAAACTGAAATTCAGTACAGCCTGACAGCTGATGGCGCTTCTCCAATGCTGCTGGCTGATGTCGCTTACCCTACAGCTTTATATCAACAGATGGGGCTGAAGGCAGGCCAGATATTCTGGTACCGCGCTCAGCTGGTCGATAAGACAGGCAATGAGAGTGGTTTCACAGACTGGGTTCGCGGTCAGGCATCAACTGACGCCAGCGACATTCTGGACTGGATTGGCGATGACATTCTGAATACCGATGCAGGTAAGCAGCTTGTCTCACGTGTTGATTCGGTTGAAGAGCAGGTAGGTGAACTAAACAACGCTGTAACCGCTGCCCAAGGCGACATTGCAGATTTTCGTGAGGAACTGGATAAAAACAGCGGTGACGTTGCGACTGTCAGCGCTGCGATAACTGCCGAACAGCAAGCCCGAGTTGAGGGTGATAATGCTTTAGGCCAGCTTATCACCGACGTTAAAGCAACGACTGATAACAACACCTCCAGACTGACAACAGTAGAAAAGGCTGTCACAGACAACCAGAGCGCGAATGTTCAGCGCCTCGATAGTCTGGATGCCTCTACTGCCAGTAATGCAGCAAACATCACATCGGAGCAAAATGCACGCGCTGATGCTGACACTGCGTTAGGCCAGAGAGTTGATGCAGTCAAAGCAACCACTGACGGTAATGCCGCTTCAATTGGTACGCTCCAGACTGCGCAATCTGACACAAATCAGGCTATTGCTAACCTTACTCAAAGTACGCAGGCAGCGTATAGCAACATCACTAATCAGGCGCTCACTGATATTGAGAACGCGCTGGGTAATGACGCAGCAGATCAGGCCCGCCGTGAAGATGTGGGGGAAGTTAAGGGGAGGGTAACCAAAGCTGAAGCGCGCATCACCACAACAGAGCAGACTCAGGCCGATGCCACTCAGGCATTTGCGCAGTATCAGCAGACAGTTGAGGCCCAGTTCAATGCTACCGGGCAGGCTATCGACCAGACGAATGTTGTTGTCCAGCAGACTTCATCGGCGCTGGCAACGCTGGACGGGAAGGCATCGGCCCAGTACAGCGTTAAGCTTGGCATTGACCAGAACGGCCGCTACTACGCCGCTGGTATGGGAATCGGCCTGGAAAACACGCCGGGTGGCATGCAGTCTCAGGTGCTGTTCCTGGCTGATCGTTTTGCTGTGATGACTCAGGTTGGCGCAACACCTCGTACGTTCTTCGCCATTCAGAACGGGCAGACCATCATCGACTCTGCATTTATCGGTGATGGAACCATTACGAATGCGATGATCGGTGCATTCATCCAGTCAACCAACTATGTAGCCGGTAGTGCTGGGTGGCGCTTGGATAAAACCGGCACTTTTGAAAGGAATGCTGCCAACGGTTCTGGTCGTGTTGTTGACACCGGCACGCTACGGCAGGTTTACGATTCGAACGGTACATTGCGAATCAAAGACGGCCTTTGGTAAGGAGAGACTATGCCAGCAGGATTGCAGTGCTGGGATGCGACAGGGAAGTTGGTAGTGGATATTGGCGATTATAATACACGCTATCTCGGAAGGGCTTCGGGCACCATCGACACAAATGCCGCTCAATTATTCATCCCATACTCAGGGGTTACATTAAACGGTTCATTTGCCGTCATTGTTGCCACTCAGTCAAATTCAACTGGCGCTCCGGTTGCTATCCATATGAGTTCGCCGCGAGAGCAATCAGTAATGGCGTCCAGATTATTAGGGTGGGTGGGGCGAAGAATGTTACCTTAACCGTGGATGTTTACGCCTTTATATGAGTGGATATCAGGTATTCAATTCATCGGGTGCTCTCGTAATTGATTCAGATTATAAGGGCACATACTTTAGAGACACTATCGGATATACAACAATTACCGACACAGGATATTACAACATCACATGCCTGATAGGTAATTCAGCTGATATGGGATACGTCGCAGCAACGCCTGCTGTAGATGGCTCCCTGAAGTGGTTCAAGCCAAATGAAAGTGCCCGATTTTTCTTTGCAGGGCAAAGAGACTGGGCAACGGCGAATGCCGGCACGGTTGCAAGAACCCGAAGCGACATGCCTGTAGAGAGCGGTTACAGAGACATCTACAATTCGGCGGGCCAACTGGTGTGGTCAGCTGTCATGGCAGCGAAGATACCCAGAATTATTGGTTTCTTTGATATTCCCGCGAATTTCGATCTGGATAATTCAGTCTATTCACAGTCCATCGGAACCAATACTTACATTCTTGCCAGCGCGCTAGCGTATGGGAATATTTTTGATGACGGCACAAACACTGGCTATTCAGGAATCTATTTCAGATTCACTGGCGGGGTGCTTCAGGCACAATGGGTTTCGAAGCTACAGAACACATGGGCTGCATCGCTTAAGCCTTACGGCCTGAGAATACCTTACGCCATCCTGCCAAACCTGACATGAGCAAATTCGATCTTATCAATCTCGTATACGATTTGTTAAGATTGAATATTAGCGCTGTGATAACACCTTAAATGGAGGTGTTCATGCGCAAATTATTATTTCTTACTCTGATTCTCTTCTCTGCCATTTCATCGGCGGCGAATATTATTCATTACCCTGAACGGGCAGAGAAGCTTCGCATTGATGGAGAGGTTAACGTTTTATATGACGTTAACGAGCGCGGTACCCCAGAGAATATTCGTGTGCTGACAGCCAGTCCTAAGTATGTTTTCGACAGAGATGTTCAAAAGCAAATTGCCACGTGGAGATATCCTTCAGGTAATCCAGAACGAGACATTCCACTGCGAGTGATATTCAAAGCGAACTGACAAATAACTAATTCAACGAACCCGGACACTGCGCCGGGTTTTTTATTGCCCGGAGAAAACTCAATGGCATGGTACACCACCGGCACAATCGCCGTATCTGGAACAACCGTAACAGGCACTGGCACCAACTTCCTTGATAACACCCAGTCTATTGGCCCCGGTCAGGCGCTGCTTATTCCAGGCTCAGGCACAGTCAAGATGTATGAGATTGCGACTGTAACCAGCGCAACAAGGCTGACGCTGAAGACTTCACCCGGCACCATTGCGGCAGGGCAGGCCTATGCAATCCTGTCGTTCTACACCGATTCGGTACCAGACTTTGCGCGTCGCCTGGCTGCCCAACTGAGTTACTACCAGTCACAGATGGATGGCTGGCAGCAGATAATGACTGGCACTGGAAGCATCACGATGACTGCGCCAGATGGCACCACGGTGACGATTAGCAGCTTCTCAAAACTGACGACTGATATTGCTAATGCTTTAAAGCTGCCAACTGCCAATGCCAGCGCAGACTTAAACACGCTAATCGCTCCCGGTATTTACAGCATTCCTTCTGGCCTGGCTAATACACCAATCACAGCAAACGGCATTCTTCTGGTAACAGCAATCGCCAGCGGAAATTCCGTTTCACAAACTTTTTATTCTGTCAGTACTAATTCTGCAGCTATAAACAGAGTTTTTAATAGAGTATGCACCGCAGCCAGCTCAAACCCGGCATGGACGAACTGGATAAGTGGCAATCTGTTACCTATTGAGGCCGCCTCGGTTGACCTGAATACGTACACACTTCCGGGGACATATCAGGGGGCAAGTTTTGTAAACGGGCCCGCTGTGATGGGTAATGCTTCAGCAATGTTGATAGTGCAAGCTAATGGGGCATCCACTACAGCATCTCAAACCATTCACTTCCCATCTGCCAACCGAGTATTTGTAAGGTCTTTCGTTTCCGGTGCATGGACGGCGTGGGTAGAATCCCTTTCCTCTAACGGTGGGACACTAAACGGCGCGCTGTCTTTTGCTTCCAGAGCCGTTTACGGACAAACCGCTGTGAATATGGGGATGCAGGGTAGCTCAAGAGCAGCAGTCTTCCCTATATCAACCACGCAGTCTGTACGCATGGTGTGTGACACAGCATCGCCTGTCCCTAATCAGGGCACCGTAACTATAACTTTTGCTGTTGCCTTTGCCGCTGCGCCAACCTCTGTCATTGCTAATAACGGAAACGCTAACGTAGCCAATACATTATTTGTTGGCATAACCAGCATTAGCGCTAGTGGCTTCACTGCTTTCGTTACCAACCGAGACGGAACGCCAGTCACCTCACAAGTCCAGATTAACTACACTGCCACGGGAGTGGTTAACACATGAAATACACACTTAAAGATGGTTTCCGTGGTTTTTATTTTATGGACACTGAATCTTCAGAGGCATCAACTCTGGAGCAGACAGGGCTGTCTATCAGTGATTTTGTTGAGATAACTGATGAGAATTACCAAGCCTGGTGCAACCCACCGGAAGGGCACTATGCGGTGTTTGATGAGAGCGGCCCGCGCGTTGAGAAAAACCCTGAGCCAGATTACAAAGAGATGGCCAGTTATGAGCGCCAGTCACTGCTAAGCTCTGCTACTCAGGCAATCACTGTCTGGCAGACAAAGCTCCTCATGGGTCGAAAGCTATCAGATGCAGAAACGGAATCACTTAACGCCTGGCTTGATTACATCGACGTGCTGAATGATACCGACATCAGTGATGCCCCCGATGTTCAGTGGCCTACCAAACCAACTGCATGATAAAGCCCCGGCAGCGGGGCTCATTCCTACCAACTAAATTCCCTTTCCTACCAATCCCTTCCCGCATCCCGATTACCTTCCACTTGATCAGGTTTACCGATCAATAATACTGTATGCGCATACAGTATTTTATCAGGAGGGTGCGCCATGCCCCGCGACTACGAAATCATGATTGCATTCAGGCGAGCTATCCAGCGCGACACCAGAGGTCGCCAGACAGTCAGCACACTCGACTTTGTGAAAGAGCTTGAGCTGGTTAACTGGCATTACACTCTGCGCGCCGCCAACAAGTGGATAGAGATGCACACAACGACATTCAGAGACATCTCACCAACTGAAGGCGAGGAGCGTCTTTTCCATCTATTCAATCCGAATGGAGGAATCTGATGGGCTTTGTATCACCGGCCACTGACTACGTAGAGCACCGCATCGATCTGAGTGAGATATTCATCCCGAATCCGGGCAATACGTTCAGGATCGAAACTGCGACTGGATTTATGCTGGTTGACAGGGTGGCTAAGGTTTCGCCTGGCGATTTGGTCGCGTTCCAGATGGAAGGAAATCCCATGCTCGGAAAGTGGCACCCGAAGCACCTGATGACTGAGGACGGTTTGATAGAGGGTGAGCAACTGGATGAGGTGATCGTGTTAGGCGCGGTGACGGTGGAAGTGCTGACGCTGGATGAGAAGTGGCGACCTACGATTTAAGCAGAGTGGGCTGACGGAATTTTCAGGCTCCTATGACAGACGGCGCGATCGGGATTCCTCATCATGGACTGACATCCAATAGCAAAGGAATGCTGTATGCCTGCCAACCTTTCCGAACTCAATCGCTACATTTACCTGACCAGGTCCTTCATTCTTTACATGGATGAGGTTCTGATAAGCAGGTCGCCCGCTATCGATAAATGGCTAGCTAAAGCAATCAGAGAACAGCTGGTAGCGATACTGCGTAACCTACGTGATGAGCGGAGAATGGTGAGGGAAATAAAAAGCCCGGAAGAGTCCAGTCAACCGGGCCAAGCACAATCCTGTGCCTAACATTTCCAATGAGCTAATGGTCAACATCATAGGGAAGTAGAAGTGACAATTTGATGATAGGCGGGCTTTTGATAAACGCTAGCGAAGCGGCAAGCTATTTACATGAATCACTACTTCCCGATGTATGCGATGTAGGCTTCTAACATTTTCTGGGCTTTTGAATATGTTCCTCCCATCTCCATCAGAGATTCAAGAGGATGCGCGCCTTTGCGCATAGTTTTTCCTATTGCCCATAAAAGGTAGTCTAAAGTAACAGGCGATTCGTTATCAATTGCATTGAATGCATAAGAGTCATTAATAACCTGATATTGAGGAAATCTTTCGTTAGACCTAGCGACCGCCGCCTGAAGTCCTTGCGTCCAATTATCCTTAAACGGGGTGCTTTGATGATTTTGGAGTCTCGTCAAGGCATCTACGTGCTCTTTCATCTTCTGAAGCTCTGTCAATAGAGCGTCCTTCTCTTGAGCAGAGACATCAATATGCTTTTCAACAGGACCAAGAGACTTTAATAAGTCTTGTAGAGAGCGCGTATATAAATCTTCAGATGTGAAATCACCGTAACGCTTCCCAAGCAAAAAACCAGGCAAATCAACCCTTTCAAGTAGCAGTGGGAGCAAGATTACTCTCTTCTCTGCAATCTCTCTGTTAGAGCTAATATCAAGCTCCCTTTGTACCCATTGGCTGCTGATTGAGTTGTTAGAGAGAACCACCGCGACATAATCAACTTTATCAAGGCCCTCTCTAATTTTACCGATCAATGAATCGCCGATGTTAATTTCAGCTTCGTCGATCCATACGACATGCCCATGCTCTTGCAGGTCAGAAGCTAACCTTCTAACAAAGGGTTTATCATTTGAATTATGACTTAAAAATACACTAGCCATTGAAGTCCTTTATCTAATCAATTAGGCAAAATTAAACAACGCCAGTTCAAGCTGACAAATCATTCATTGGGGAAAAAGATTCATAATATCTTTCATGTAAGCTGCGCAAGATACTGATGTAGAAGGAATGAAAAATCCATTGATATTATGATTATAATTGGTAATTAATTGAATTATAAGAAATTAAATACT